GCCTACTGCCACGAGCACGCAACGTGTCCGTGCGCTTCGAAAGATCCCAAAGAGAGGACAACATGAAACCCTCTTGGTCGTCAAACAGAGCCTTGCTCTGGTCCATCAGATAGTAGACACGGTATCCTTCGACACCATGGCGTTCTCTGCTTGGGGTGGCTTCATCGAAGTTACTAATGAAGCCGCCATCTCCAAGTGCTTCGGGTATCCGCAGCCGCAAGGCTTTCGGAACCGAATTCACAAGAAGAGCGAATGGCAACTGGAACCGCTTGTCACACGCCCACCCAGACCACAGGCGGTGCGCGTAACGCCGAATTGCATTCGCAAGGCGATAAACTGCCTGGACTGACGACACTCTACCTTTAAGGTAGATGGGCTTAACATCAAAGCCGTTGAAGTAATGCGCACCACAGCTTTCACGAAAAGGAGAGTCGTGATGACTTTTCTTCGTGTTAACTACAAAGCCGTAGAAACGCAGAGCTTCAGACAGTAGTGGATAGACCGATGTCGGAATAATGACATCGTCCCCATAGACGCTTACCTTACTAAGGTCTGCGCCTTTCATCTCCGTGCAGCAATATGCCACTGCATAGAAAATCAGGGATTCCAAGGAGAAAGTGAACCCGTTTCCCATTGAGGAAAACTTGGCCCACCGAACTTTTCTAGGTTCTTTATGGTTGTCTACCTTTATAAAGCCGTATTTGGTTCGACAACTATCCATCACGGAGTACCATTGTGGGGGCAAGAGCTCCCGCACAACAGAGTCTGCAATAGAGTCACTTGCAGAGGACAGGTCAACAGTTGCGACTTCGCCCGTTTTTGAGCCAAGCCGTGCCAACCGTTGATTCCTGCTCTGATCATGTAAGTCGATACCAAACCTAAGTAACCGACGATTAATCATTTCGCCAAGGGATTTCTGGAACCAAAGATTCAGTCCCGGTTCAATGGCGATAACTCGATCGGTCGTGGCATCCTTAGGAACAGTGATTACTTTACTTCCAACCTGAAAAACGGGGTATTTAAGCCCGAACACCAGGTGCCGACTCCACAGGGGATACATCATTCCCATGAGGTCGGGTGAAATTAAAGAGTAGAGGTCACGCGTGATTCCAGCTTCACGCTGAAACTTTCTTGAAGAGCTGGCTTCCCGACGCTTTATTAGCGTCGAGGCACCAGGACCCCAGTCAGACGAATAAGCGAATTCCTCGGCATCAAACTCGCCTAGGATACCTTCAATTTTCCGGATGACTGCCTCGTGCAGCCACGCGATCTGTTCCGTATAATACGGGTCGTCAGAGAGGCACCTAAAGCATTCGCCTTGCTGCGTGTATTTTGCAGTAAAGCGAATATTTGATTGCTTACACAGATCTTCGTATTTTTGGAATTTCTGTAGAGCAACGGCCGCCAAATCTGTCCGCAGGTTTAATCCTGTGAACTTCGAAAGCAACTTAGTTGCTGCATAAGCATCCCGGACATCCTCAAAACTGTTATAGTTTTTTGGATCAAACTCCAAGTCTGCTATCTGTTGATGCTCATTATTTTCATACATGAGCCAGACAGCTAGTGAACGTGGACAATCCAGGGACCGAAGAACTTCGCCTATGGCACGGGCTTCAAGCTTCGGGTCTACGCGATAGTTTAGTAGTCCTTTAAGGAACTGCTTTCCAAACTTATCATAAGACATGGAGGTACTCCTTTTAGTGTAAAAACATTAAACGCAAATCCTAGGGTTACCCCCAGGGCGCGTCGAAGTTTTCAATCGCGTTCCGAAGTGGCGAGCCCGTAGCATCACTGGGCGCACCGTCCGAAGCCGTGATTGTTGCCATGTGCAGCGACATGACGAGGTCGAGCAGTGACTGCCTCTCCCACGCCAAACCGCGCTCAGGTATCAACCACTCACCATTGAAGCCGTGAAAGTACGCCACCTGCGGTGCCGGCGTATAGCCGGTCGCAGTTGATGGACTGGCGACTTCTAAGGTGGGGAGTACCGCATTGCAACTTACCCGATATATCCGGCTTGCCTTGTTAGGGGGCCGAACACGAAGGGTAATTGCAGGGTAACCGATGGCGATTCCGCCACTACGGTCAACCCATCGCGCGACTCCAGGAGCTGTAAAGCCCTCGGGGTCAAACGTTCTTGTCACGCCGATAGCGGCATCACCAACCGTCTTGTGAACCGAATCCATCCGATTCGCAATCAAGGCGAGTGACACAGCGCCGGCGAGTTTCATGGAGGCGAGAGCCGACATGATAGTACCTTTCCGAAAGAAACGGTTTAAGACATACAGTCTCACTACTTTCCATAAAAACTCCCACCTCTGGGATTACCAAAGGCGACTCTCATTAATGCAAGAGCGTTCGCTGCATGCGTGACCGACACTGGATTCTTCCAGCTTGGCCATTGCACCTGAGGGAAGTCATTTAATGCACTCCGATCAAGAAGCACGGCGTCGCTAGACCAGTTGCCATATCGGCACTGCACACGAGTGGAGTCTTCAAAGTAGTAATATATGTCTGCAAGTGTAGTCTTCCGAGTAAACTGTACTTCCCACCCAGAAACAAAGGAGAGCCCTTTCCAGCGATTTAAGCCGTCGAGGAAGTCTCCAATAGGTAGGAACCAGTCGAGTACGAAAGAATACGGAAGAATCTCCCATGCGAGACTAATGGGATTATCAAAACCGATCTGCTTCAAAAACGCATCTAGTGGTTCTCCCATCCTGTACATCATCCCGAACTTGCTTGT